TCAGTTTCGCCCCGGTGTAAACAGGGAGAACACCTCCTACTCCAACGAGGGCGGTTACTACGCCTCCAACAAGATTCGGTTTCGCTCAGGCCAGCCGGAGAAGATTGGCGGATGGGCAGCCGACACTGGAGCAACTGTATCTGCGTTAAAACCCACAACGGGTACGGTTTGGGGTGTTGCTAGAGGGTTGTGGAACTGGCTTAATTTGGCGGGCTACAACCTGTTGGCGATAGGCACAAACCTCAAATACTACATCCAGAACGGGCCAAACGGCTTGGTGTACGACGTTACCCCGTTGCGTACTACCACTGGCGCAGGTGAGGCCACCTTTTCCGTAACATCAACAACTGCATCTCCGCCAACAACAACAATTACCGTCACGGACATTGCCCACGGCGCGCAGGCAGGGGATTTTGTTACATTCAGTGGCGCAATTGCTTTAAGCACCCAAACTTATACAGCCGATATAGCCACAGACACAATTATTTTTACCACAGCACTTGCAAACGGAACAACACTCCAATTATTTACAACCACATCTGCGCCAGCAGGGTTGTCAACGGGAGTTACCTATTTTGTTGTTAATAGTAATACACCAGCAGCTTCGTGCAAACTTTCTTTAACATCTGGCGGCGCGGCAATTGACATAACAACTGTGGGGGTAGGAACTCAAACTTTTGCGCTGACTACAGGAATTACAGCCACCATCCTAAACGCAGAGTTTCAGATTACCTCTTACGTTAGCTCCAACCAATACACCATAACATCATCATCAGTTGCGGCAGTTGCAAGTGACTTGGGCAATGGTGGATCATCTGTTGTGGCTGCATACCAGATTACAACGGGTGTAGATATTTACTCTCTGAATGTGGGTTGGGGCGCAGGTACTTGGGGCGGTATTGTTTTTGGTACAGCAACAAACCAACTTGACGGGGCTATAAACAACTCCGTCACCACAATTACGGTGGATAGCACAAGTGCGTTTTCTACGCCAACCGGCACGTTATTGATTGACTCAGAGACAATTACCTACACTGGTACGACAGGCACAGCATTTACAGGCTGTACTCGCGGAGTCAGTGGCACAGGCTCAGGCGCAGCCGCCGCCCATGCCGACAACGCAACGGTTGTTCAATCCACCACATTCACGGGCTGGGGTTCTCCTGCGGCTACAGGTATCGGTATCCAGCTTCGTCTGTGGAGCCAGTCAAACTTTGGTGAGGATTTGATTTTCAACCCCCGTGGTGGTGCGCTGTACTACTGGGCAAACGCAGCGTCTGCCAGCACATTTAACCGAGGCCAATACCTTGGCCCAAGCGTTACGATTACCACAAAGTCTGGGTCAATTACCACTGACTCATCTTGCCCAACGGTTGCCAACTTTGTCATGGTGTCGGATGCTTCAAGGTTTGTCCTTGCGTTTGGTGTAAACGATTACGGCAGCGCCATCCAAGACCCCTTGCTGATACGTTGGTCTGACCAAGAGAGTTTTGCTACATGGATTCCTGCTGTTACAAACCAAGCAGGTAGCTACCGGCTGAGTCATGGCTCACAAATTGTGACCTCCATGCAAACCCGCCAAGAGATTTTGGTGCTGACGGATTCAGCGATTTATTCCATGCAGTACCTTGGCCCACCGTATGTCTGGAGCTTCCAGATCATGGGCGACAACATATCTATTGCTGGGCCAAATGCGATAGCAACCGCTAACAACATCACGTATTGGATGGGTACAGACAAGTTCTATATGTACTCTGGTCGGGTGCAGACCTTGCCGTCCACCTTACGTGAATTTGTGTTTAACGACATCAACCTTGAGCAAGCGTTTCAGTTTTGCGCTGGCACAAACGAGGGCTACAGTGAAGTATGGTGGCAGTATTGTTCTGCCAACTCATCTGTGATCGACCGCTATGTGATCTACAACCACTTGGAAAACACTTGGTACTACGGCGACTGGGACAACTACCAGAGCGTAAACCAAGGCCGCACAGCATGGCTGGACAGTTCTCTTCGCTCATTCCCTATGGCAACCACATACGGCGTGGCAGGCGGCAACTCAAACGCGCAGCTTCTGTACCATGAGAGCGGAGTGGACGACGGCACAGTGAACCCATCCGTGCCGATTGTGGCGCAGGTGACTTCCTCTGACTTTGACATCGGGGATGGACACAACTTTGGGTTTGTCTGGAGATTGATTCCTGACTTGACCTTTGATGGATCGAATGTGAACCAGCCGACCGCCATGTTCACAGTACTGCCCCGCGCCAACTCAGGTGCGCCTTACGGGGACTCAAACAACCCTGAAGTGGTCAGTACACAGAACTACCAGAACCAAAGAACCTACGCCATCCAAGAGTTCACCCAACAGGTGTATGTACGGATACGTGGTCGTCAGATGGCGTTCAAGGTAAGTTCAAGCGAACTTGGTGTTCAGTGGCAGTTGGGTGTGCCTCGGATTGACATCAGACCAGACGGCAGACGCTGATGGCAACAACCATCATCAACCGATACCGCCCAGTCGTCCAGCCACGACTGCCAGCGGCTCCAAACGAGTACACCGCCGAGTTTATCGAGCAGTACTCAAACATCCTGCGTCTGTACTTCAACCAGCTTGACAACTTGACTGGGGCTTTGTTGGGCGAGTCCGGCGGGCGGTTTATTCGCTTCCCGTACGGGGCTTTCTCCAGCAATCAGGATCAGACCGCTATTGCAAACACAGCCACGCTGATGACGCTTAACACTACGGACTTTGCCAATGAGGTGTCGATTGCAACGTCCAAGATTACGGTAGCCAATTCAGGTATTTATAACCTTCAGTTCAGCGTCCAACTAGAGAACTCTAACAATGCGCCGCAAGATGTGTTTATCTGGTTAAAGCAAAACGGAACAGATATTGTTGGCTCCACGGGTAAGATAGGTATGCCAGCACGGAAAAACCCCAGCGACCCATTTCACAGCATTGTTGGCTGGAACTATTACCTTGAAATGGACGCAAGTGATTACGTTGAGATTTACTGGTCAACTACCAGCGCGGATGTCTCTATTCAATTTTACGCAGCTTCCGCAAGCCCAACAAAACCAGCAACGCAGTCCGTCGTAGCCACACTTTCATTTGTGTCCGCGCTCTCAACATGATAAAGTCCACCAACCCCCTATTTATGAGGCAAAAATGAGCCTACAACACGCTGCAAAACATCTTGAGAAGCACGGTCGCAATGGCGATACGGTGCTTGTTCACATGTCCAAAGGGGAAGTAAAAAGCCTAAACGACTTGGCTATGGCTGGTGGCGGGCATTTGACTATCAACCCACATACAGGGTTGCCCGAAGCTGGCTTCTTGAAACGTATGCTTCCAATGGTCATTGGCGCGGGTTTGGCAGCAACGGGTGTTGGCGCTCCTATGGCAGCTTTGATGGTGGGTGGTGGATATACCGCAGCAACAGGCAGCTTGAAGAAAGGCTTGATGGCTGGCTTGGGCGCTTATGGCGGCGCTGGTTTAAGTGGTTCTTTGATGCAAGCTGGCGCATCATCGGTTGCTCCAGAAGCGGCGGCGACGGCAGCCCCAGAAGCGGCGGCAGTAGCAACACCCCCAGCCCCTATTGTGGATGCAAGTAAATTTCCAAGACCGGATTTGTTTGAAACCGCGCCTATAAACCCAAGCCCAGTAACAGTAGATGCTGTTGGGAATGTAACGCAGCCTATACCTCAAGTAACGCAGGCTGTACCTCGAGTTGAGGTCGCCCCTACACAGTTATCCGCTGCCCCCGCTCCAGCACCCGTAGTTAGCCCAGCTACTTCATTACGCGGCCCCGATTTTCCTTCCGCTTCTGCCCCTGTGGCTGAAACCCCTGTAGTTGAAGCCCCTGCTCCAAGACTGGATTACATCTCAACAAATACAAAGCCGGGAATACGAGCGTCTTTGGATACTTCATTCCCCGACAATAAATTTGCATTAGCAGATAGCTATAGTAATCCTAATCTGGTAAAAACAGCAGCAGCGCCACCAACAACTCTTACCCCAGAAAACATGACTACCGCCCAGCGGTTTGAAGCATTGAAGAAGGGGGCAACTTTTGACAACCTTGTAAATTACGCTAAGGAAAACCCATTGCAAGCGGCGGGTATGGCTGTAACGGCGTTTACACCTGATGCAAAAGCAAGAGAGAAAAAACCCGGTGATTCTGACCCCGGCCAGCAATACACGTACGAGGCAAACGCAACAAGCCCAACACCCATGTCCGACCCATATGGTCGGGAGCAGAAATATTACAACCAACGGTATGTCCCACGGGCTGCTGACGGTGGCATGATGGCTTCCGGCGGTATTTCCGATGCCCATTACAACTTGGGCGGCTACTCCGATGGTGGCCGACTGCTTCGTGGCCCCGGTGACGGCGTGTCTGACTCTATCCCTGCTGTGATAGGCAAAAAGCAACCTGCGCGTTTAGCCGACGGTGAATTTGTGATACCTGCACGTATCGTTTCTGAGTTGGGCAACGGCTCGACTGAGGCTGGCGCACGTAAGCTGTACGCCATGATGGACAGGATTCAGAAGGCTCGCGGCAAAACTGTAGGTAAAGGCAAGGTTGCCAAGAACAGCCGGTCTGAAAAATATTTGCCAGCATGAACGCAGTCACAAGCATCGTATATGCCAATGAAGACCCAGCCACATTTGTGGATGAGTTGCAGCACATTTTGCAAGAACATTACGATGAACTGTGTGTAACCAAAGACTTTCCCTTAGCGCCAGACTACTTGGCCTACGGGCGTTTGGCAGTAAACGGTATGTTGCGGTGCGTCACATGCAGGGCTGAAGGGAACTTGATTGGTTACATAATCTTTATTGTGCAACCGCATTTACACTATATGTCCTGCAAGACCGCCTTTGAAGACATATATTTTCTTAGAAAAGAATTCCGTCAAGGCCGTACTGGGATTAGATTGTTCCAGTATGCCGAAGACGTGCTCAAGCAAGATGGTGTCAACAGAATCATCATGCACACCAAAATTCATTTGGACAACTCTCGGCTGTTCGAGTACCTTGGGTACAAGCATACCGATAAAGTCTACACAAAAATATTGAGCACGGAGCCAGTATGAACTACTCACGCAGACAACTTTACGCATTAGGCGAACCACTTGGCGAGTGCGTAACTCGGTTAAAACCCGGCGGTCGTATATACGGCGGAGGTAGCGATAGCCCACCTGCGGATACAACAAATACTCAGACAATGGAGTTGCCCGAGTGGGCACGTGGTTACGCCAAAGACACGCTGGCAAAAGCGTCTGCGCTGACTGATATTAACAAAAACCCGTATCAACAATACGGTGGGCAACGCATTGCTGGCTTCCAGCCAATGCAAGAACAAGCTTTTGCGGGTGCTGCCGGTATGCAGCCTTCTGCCCTGTTAAACCAAGCTTCAGGCATGGCTGGCATGGCTGGTCTTGGCGCTTTAAACACAAATTATCAAGGCGGGCAGTTCCAAGGCGGGCAGTTCAACAACCAAGCCGCTCAAGACTACATGAATCCGTACACCCAGAATGTGGTGGACTATCAGAAATCTCAGGCTCTGCGGGACTTTCAAATTGCCCAACCCATGCGTCAGGCTCAAGCTGTTCGGCAAGGCGCGTTTGGTGGTAGCCGGTCTGCAATTGTGGATGCTGAAGCACAACGTACCTTGAACTCTCAGTTGCAAGGTATCGAGGCCACTGGCCAACAAGCGGCGTTCCAAAACGCCCAGCAACAATTCAACGCAGACCAAGCTCGGCGTTTACAAGCCCAGCAAATGGGTGAGCAGTCGCGCCAGTACGGCGCTGGTTTGGGTATGCAAGGTCTCCAAACTGGATTGCAAGCCGCAGGACAGTTGGGTCAACTCGGTCAAACCGAATATGGCCAGAAGATGGGCATCAACCAGTTGCAAAGCGCATACGGTCAGCAACAACAACAGCAAGCCCAGCGTCCTATGGACATGGCGTATCAGGACTTCATCAACCAACAGAACTACCCATACAAACAGTTGGGCTTCATGTCCGACATGGTTCGTGGGTTGCCGCTTGGCCAACAGTCTACTTCTCAAATATATCAAGCCCCTCCCTCTACATTGCAGACGGTGGGCGCACTTGGTATGGGCGCTTATGGCCTTAACCAAATGTTTGGATCGCCTTCTCCTAAAGCAGAGGGTGGCTTGGCTGGGTCTTATGCCGGTGGGGGCATGGTTGCGTTTGCCGATGGAGATTTGGTAGATGATCCTAGCGTTACCCATTCTCCAATGGACGACCCTTCAGAAATGGCGCGGGCGGTATCCAAACTTAGCGATGAGCAGCTTCAGCAAATCATTCAACAGCCATCCAGTGCGGCGGAACTTCAAGCTGCCAAGACAGAATTAGCTACCCGTGCTTCAGAAAGCAGAGGCTTGGCCAGCGCGTACAACATGATGCCCGAACAGGCACCGACAACACAAGCAACTCCACAAGCACCAATGGTACAAGCCGCACGGGGCGGCATTATGGGGTTTGCAGGAAACGATCAAAGTTTAGTAACTGAAGACAAGATGCGGGAAGTCCTAGCCGAGTTAAACGATGACGAACAAGGCGGCACTGGCGATGCAGACCAAAGAGCAGTGTGGAATCAAAGGCTGGGTCAGTCTTATGAAAACATAATGAATTACCAGCCTAGAACAATGACGGAAGACCAACGCCGAGCAAATACAAAAGCGTATTACCAAGAAGTACAAGACATGGCTGGCCCAAACCCATACAAAGCTCAGGGCGACCGTATAGCTGAACAAGAAAAGCAGCAGGCTGGGGAGCTAAGACAACAAAAAGGTTTGGCTGCTATTGCAGCAATACCAGCGATTCTTCAGGGCAGTAACGCTGTTCGCGGTTTAGGTGCGGGTGCTGGGAAATTTGGAGACATGTACGGCAAGGCCCTTCAAGCCGACCGTGCAGAAAAACGTGCGCTCATGAGTGCTAAAAACAATTTAGAAGACGCACAGTACAAGATGCGAGTTGGTCTGGTTGGCGAAGCACGTCAACTTACCGAAGCAGGTCGCCGAGACCAACAGGCTGCGGATGCCGCGCATATTGCGAAAAACAAAGCACTGGGAGAAGTTGCTGCAAAAGCGGTAAAACTCAACGCACCAGCCAAAGCTGCAACACGCAACTTTGACATTGAAAACAAAGAAGATATTGCGGAAGACCTTAAATCTACAAACCCAATGAAAGAAGGTGAGACACCTGCGCAGTACAAGACGCGTTTAAATGCTATGGCGGCGCGAATAATCCTTGAGCTAAAAGGCACGAAAGACATCACATCTCGGTCAAACGTCACAAGTAATGTTTCAAGCACGTCAGATATTGCGGGTTCTAAAAAGGATGTTGAAGAATCAAAAGTTGACGTGTCAAAAGAAGAACTCAGCAGCAAAGAAGTTTTGGCTGCCGCCACCGCCGCTAAGAAAGCTGCACTGCGCAACGAAGATTGGCAGAATGCCACCACCCAAGACGAAAAAGATAAAGTTGAAAAACGCCTTTATGAAGACGAACTGGAAAAAATACAAAGCGGCAAACGAAAACTCAGCAGCGACAAACCAACATCAGCGGCTCCTGCTGCACAACCGTTACCTGCCAACGCTACAGCCGCCGACCTAAAAGATGGAGTCGTATATAGTACGTCAAAGGGTCCCGGTAAATGGAACGCAAAGACACAAAAATTCACGCCCGTAGCAGCACAATAAGGGGTCACTATGGCTAAAGATTTTTCGTTGGAAGAGGCACTGACCCCGACGCCTCAAGAAGAGTTTGGTCTTTCCGATTTATTTCCGGCGAAAAAACCTGCGGACGTTAAAAATTACGTGCCCAGAAAACCTCAAGGCCCTGTTCGGACTGTAGAGGGTAAAAGGTATCCTGAGCCACAAAAACGTGTAAACCCGCCCCCTGAAACAAATGTTATGGGCGGTGATGATGCTTGGGCATCTGTCGTTGAGCAACAAAATAAACCATACCGCAGCATTATGGAAGACAGGAAAATTCCTGAACTTCCAACCGAAGATAAAGCTGTTGTAAACCCCAAGTTTGTAAATGCAGTTCAGGCACAACTTAACGCATTGCCAGCCGACCAGCGCCAAGCTGCATTGGACAAAATGGTACAGCGCCAAGATGTATATGGCCGTGCTGCTCGGGCTATTGCTGGCCGTTATGCGGCGATGGATAAATCCTTTGATCTTAAAACAGCAAGACAGTTTGATCCTCGCCTTGAAGCCCAAACCGAACGGTTTGCTGAGCAGGGTATAGAACGCCCAGAAGATTTTGCCAAAGCGCAAGCGTTGAGCGGGAGATTAAGACCCGATTTACAACAGATGACCGCTGATGTGGTGGGTGAGCAAGCTGATGTTGCGGCACAAGAACGCGCCAAAGAACTTGCCGATGCTGATTTTATGGATCGCGTTGGCGCGGGAGCACGTTCTCAAGTTACTAAGTCAGGCATGGGTTTGCTTCAAGCCTACGCAGATTTAATTGGCGACAAACAATTTAGCAACAACTTAAACAACGCACGTCGTATCGAAGAAGCCCGTGAAGGTGCTATTCCCCAAGGTGAAAGCATATTTGAAAAATCATTTCAAGGGGCAATGACAAGTTTGGTTGGGCAAACACCGTTTTTGGTGTTGAGCGCAGCAACGGGTAGTCCCGTACCCGTACTTGCACAGGCTGCAATACAACAATTTGGGGATGCCTACGGAGAAGGCCGAGCCGCTGGTTTATCTGGTAAGGCATCGGCGAAAAGAGCTATCTCAACAGCTACAGCCGAGGTGTTCTTTGAGCGTTTTGGTATGACCAAAGCTCTTGCTGGGTTGAAATCTCACATTGCCAAGTATGGCGTGGATAGCGTGCCTAAGTACGTGGCCCAATCTATTGCCACCGAACTGCCTTCAGAACTAGCTACCACTGCTACGCAATACGTAATTGATGCAATGCCAGAAATCGGGTTAAACAAAAACCCAAACTTGACGGACTTGTACAAACAACTTGAAGAGACTTTGCGCCAAACAATTCTTCAGTCAGGTGTGACTGCGGGTGCAACCATAGGTGTTGTTAAAGGTAGCCAAAAAGCCGCGCAGCTACTCGGCCCCCGTGAAGGCGCGTACCAGCAAGATACAAGCTACGAAGGATTGTCTGAACTGATTGCTCGGTCGAAAGGATTTTTGGCTCCTGAAGAACGCCAGCAAAGACAGCAAAAGCAACAGGAAGAATTTACTTTAGATGACCTTGGCGCAGAACGCCCCGGTGTTGACTTAGAACAAGAACCATCTATCACCACCGATTTAGGCGCAGTGCGCCCCGGTGCGGAAGTAACTCCTCCAACACCCCTCGGCGGTAAAGCATCAGTAAATCTTGACCGCGAAGAACAAATCAATTCGCTGGCTACACAGATAGCTGAAGAACAAGGCATACCTGACGACGACGCACGCCGTATTGCCACTTCACAAGTAATTGGGCAAGAGATAAAAGAAAAAGAAGCTGCTGCTGAGTTGGTTACTAAACCACAAGAAGATCGCGTAAAAGCTCGTGCACAAGAACTGTTGTCTGAGGGTGTGACTTTTAACCCAACCGAAGCTGTACAAATAGCCGCAACAGAAATACAAGAACAGGATGAGGCCGATGCGCTTGCTGCAAGAGAAGCACAAGGAGAAACAAATGCTGGACAAATTAACACCACAACAAGTCGAACAGGCGTTCCAGTGGTTGGACAGCCCGGTGCAGTCGTACCCCCCGGAGGAGCTAAAGGCGCTAAGCGAAGTAGAGTGGTTTCTGCTGGACAAGATGTTGCAGGAACTACTAAACGAGAAGGGACGAAACCGAGTGCAATAGGGTTTCGTAGCGCAAATGAGCAGGAAAACAAACAAGACGGTGCAAGGGAAACGCTTGAGCTAGGCAATGGCGCTAAGGTTTTGTTTGCAAGCGACGGTGATACGTTTGTCAAAGACCCAACGGGTAAAGAATCTGGCGTTATAAGACAAGGTGATACTCGGCAGGGCGTATTCCAGAGCGCATCAGAACTCCCTGCGCATGTACCCGAGCCTATTCGCCAACCTTTGGTGGACTACGCAAACGCTGCACGACAAAACTATTATGCAAAAAGCGAACAAACTCAAGCTGCTCTTGCCGACGCAAGGACAAAACTAGAAGCCGCTGTCAAACAACTTGCCCCCAAACCCCGTGGTGCGCCAGTAAGACTTACTGAAGAACAGAAAAAACAAAAACTTGCTGAGAGTGCGCCGGTTCAAGCAGAAAAAGCTCGTGCTGAACGTGCGCTTACCCGTATCAACAGCACGCTCGATGCTTTGGCCAAACCAATAACTGAAGACGAGTTTGAGTCAGAGAACGAATACGAAGAAGCCGTCAAAGCAACAAGGGCTAAGCGCCGCGAGGCAATTAAAGAACTGCTCATACTCAAGGGCAACCCAGCCTTGCGCGGAACTAAACCCGGCGAGCGTATCAACGCCGCTTTGTCACGCCCTGATATTTCTGCAAAAGAAAAAGCCGAGATACAAGCTGGTATTGATGCGGTTAACAAAGCCAAACTGTCTGGCCCATCTGCGTCAACTACTACCAAAGAACCCGCAGATACCAAGTACGACAAGTTCACCACAGGTGTGCAAGCAATATCCCATATTGCCAAGACAGGTACAAAGTTTCAACAACGCTTGGCTAAACGTCTTCGTGGGTTTGTAACCAAGGTTCGGTTTGTGGTGCTTGAAAAAGGCCAAGAAGTCCCTGACCAATTAAAAACTTCTAAGAACGCCGCTGCATGGGATCGCTCAATTGCGCTCTACGTTGAAAACTACAAGACAGGCGACCAAGTCATATACGTGCGCGGTGCGTCCTTTGGCAATGACCAAGGCATAAATAACACCACCGTCCTGCACGAGTTGCTGCACGCAGCGACAAACCGCAAGATTGCTTTGGCCAAAGCTTTTATTGACAAAGGTATCTACCTTAACCAGCCGGTTGTAAAAGCATTCCAAGACCTTATTCGCACAATGAACAGTGCTGGGCGTGCATACGAAGATTTGGCCAAGCAAAACAAGCTGCCAATGCACATGGTCAAGCTCAAGTATGACGGCGATATTTTTTCTGACCCACGCGAGTTTGTTGCTTATGGTTTGACAGACGAGACCATGCAAGACTTCCTTATGCACGCCGAAGGGTTTGAGGAAGACGTATCGTATTTGAGCCGTTTTGTGCGGGCGATACGTGACTTGTTTGGTATGGGTGAAAACGATACCAACGCCTTAACCGACTTAATTGTCGCTACTGAAAACATTTTAAAGAGCCGCCCACCAAAGCTCAAAGGTAAGGGCGAGCAGGTCAGCCGTACAAGTAAGGACACAACCCCTGATGTGCAGGGGGAGACTATATCGGCCATGCCGAGTGTCAATCAAAAACGACTAAGCAAAATGCTTGGCACCAAACTGTATGGTTCACCCGAAAATATTGCCGCAGTATCCATCAAAGAGTTGTTTCAAAATGGTTTTGACGCAATCAAAGAAGGAATGGAAAAAGGACAGATTACAAAAGGTAAAGTTGACATAAAGTTAGACGACAGCAACCGTACCGTAACCGTGGTTGATAACGGCCCCGGTATGCCGACTAGCGTGATGGGCAATCAGTTTTTGCAAATTGCGGGTACTGTTAAGGGTACTAAACGTGCGTCAGGCGGTCTTGGTGTTGCCAAGATGTTGTTCTTATTTGAGAACAAAAAACTAGAAATCGTGTCTTTGCACGACGGTGTGTTGTCACGTATGGTGACAACTGGGGAGGATTTAAAAGAAGCGTTCGATGGTTCTGGGCCTGCTCCGCAAATTACCACTTCATCCAATCCCGACACTATTGAGCAATATAAATCTTTGTTTCCCGACGGTCACGGTACGGCTGTGGTTATCCAAGTACCTGAGACATTCACCGATACATCTACGGGGGAAGAAAAAAAGATTCCGTTTGATGCCTACAATTTAGAGGATGCTCCAGTTTTAAAATTTAGTCCTTTATTTGATGACATAGATGTAACGGTAACAAAAAACGGGCGTGAAAAAACTTTAAACCTTGGAAACAATTTTCCAATCCAAGACTACACCCCTTTTGCAAATGTAAATTTTGCTTGGGGCACTGCGCGTGTTTATGTAACAAAAGAAAAGGCAACGCCCCCATACAAAGGCAATACGCACATATTGTCAAACGGTTTGTGGCAATTTGATACTAACATCAAAGATAGACCCGGTTATGATGGCAAGCAAATCGAACGAGTTTTTTATGTTGACGTATCTCCTGCGCCTAACGTAAAGCCTGAAGACGCTGCGTATCCATTTGAGTTGAATCGACAAAACTTTTCTCAGCAAGCAGGCCAAGATTTTCAAAAGATATTTAACTACATCACTGCTATATATGGCCAACTTGATTTGGCTGCAAGTGTAAAAAACTTTGGCACTATTCAGTACGTAAACAGTGATGGTTCGTTGACTACCGCAGAAACATTGGAGCCTAACGCCCCAATGACAGATAACGCTTTTACGCTTATCAAGCCCGGTGACGAAGTCGAAGTTAGAGACGGTGTGCTGTACGTCAATAACCGCGAGCTTCCTGAGTTGTCTATTGACGACTTAAAAAATACTGCGCCGCGCCTTGATGAATTGACCATACCGCAAGATCAAATTGACCCGCAAAAGGTCATGATTCATGACAACACCACGTATAAAGATAATAAACCGCCTTCTAGGGTACAGCAGTTAGATAGACTTTTTGAGTTGGTTGATTCAAACCCAGAAGAGTTTGCACTTAAATTTAATTCAAACTCCGACATAGTTGGCCTTGATGTTTTTGGTTTAACTACAGATAAAAAAAGAGCTTCTTTAGATAAAACATTAACCGGCGATGAACTCTCACTGGTTACTCAACTAGAAAATCTTGGCTGGCTAGAAGCAGAAAAAACAGAAGCCGATGAGTCTCTTTCAGACAAAGCACGTGCGAAATTTGGTGGCAAACGCTACGATAGGTACTTGGCAACAATTGGAAAGACTTTCCAAACGCTTCGTAATGCCTTGGTTGCTTCTGGAAATGAGTACGGTTCTCTTGCTGAGCAGGCACTTGGCACAAGTATTGATAACGAGTACTACGGTGTCAGTATTATGTTGCCGTTCCGGGGCATGTTCATTAACCCTGCAACAACCGACTTGCGTGGTAGCCCGGAAGAAATTGCGCTATGTATGATTGGCACGATGATTCATGAACTGGCGCACTATAGAGTGCGTAATCATGGTGAGGATTTTCCAAAAGAAATGCAGCGCATAATGGTGCTGTTAAAGACTTCTCCAACTCTTAACTTAGCTTCAATGGAGAAAAATTTAACCAGCCATATCAAAACTAACCAAGATATTTTTAACTTTTTGAACAAGGAGTTCCGTGATGGAAATCTCAAGCCTCGTGGAAACCGCTTCAAAGACGCTGGCGGGTACCAGCAAATCGAGAATGAAGGTTCTTCTAAGCCAATGGAAAGCACTGGCGGAGCAGGAGACGAATGGCGACCAAGCTTATCCGCAAGCACTGGGCAGGGCACTGGGGGTGCTGGAAAAGTCAGCATCGGTGAAGGACTTAATAACGAAGCTGAGGAAGTCGGAGATGCAGTAAGGACGCAAAAAGAAGTTGATAGGGCGGTCAAGATTGCCGCCGAACAATACTCAGAGTCTAAGAAAGGCTACGATTTCTCTCAAGCAGTGACAGTGCTTCAAATGTTGCAGAACCCAACTGAAGTTATACCCGCACTCAAAGCTCTTTGGAAACGCGCAACGCTCATGCAGCGCAACGCTTTGGTCAAACTACCTACCACTGAATTTTTAACTGATTGGGCTGGAGACACAGTGCCGGAGTTAAAAAATACATCGCGTTTACTGCGCTTGATGAACGGCATGACACTTCAGTTGTTGAAATCGGCGGGAGAATTGACCAAAGATATTGAACGTGCGTTCCGTGCCGACCACACATTGCGGGCTAAGCTAGACAAAATTACGATTATGTCTACTCTTGCAGAAGTAGACCCGTCAGACCCGTTGGCCAAAGTACGCAATGCCGAGTTGGACAAGCAATACAAAGAACTTGGCGCAAATGGTCAGCGTGTGTATAAGCAGATCAAACAACATTTTGAACGTCTGTCTCAGTACTTTACTCAGTTACTCGACGACCAGATCACTGACTCCAAGTTGCCGATTGCAGAAAAAGCAAACTTGATGAAGAAGATCAGGTCAATCTACGAAACCGGTAGCAAGATCACGCCGTACTTCCCATTGGTGCGTGTGGGAGACTTTTACTTGGCAATTGGTAAAGGCAAGACCCGTAAGTTCTTCATGTTTGAAACCGCTGAAGAACGCGATAACGCCATGCAAAAGTTTGCTGATGAGCGTGTCAAACAAAAACCGGGCGAGTCTAACTCGGCCTTTGAAAAACGCCGCGCCGACAATTTGTTGGAACTCTTGACCGACCAAGAATTTGTACACGGCAACAGCATTAGAGATTTACGCAACCGCACTGCGGATAGTAGCGCTTTGCTAATAGAAATTTTTAACACTATTGATGGCGCAGACCTTGGCGATACTGAAGCAAAAGAAACTCTCAAAGACGCTGTGTATCAGGTGTACTTGCAGTCAATGCCGGATCAAAGTTTCCGTAAGCAGTTTATTCACCGCAAAGGGATAACTGGTTTCCGTCCAGACTTATTACGCAATGTGGCGCACACCACTGCAAAGATGGCAACGCAGCTTGCTCGTATCAAGTACGCCCCGTTGCTACGTAATTCTGTGTCGGCAGCAAAAGATTCAATTTTAAACCGCCCAACATATGAGCCGTTTGTCACTGAAATGGGCAATCGCGTTCGTGAATCTTTGGGTGCTTTTGTAGAAGGCCCAGCAGCTAAGTTTGTTGGTTTACTCAACAAAGCGTCGTACATTTTCTATTTGAGCGGCGCAAGTTCCGCACTGTTGCAACCTTTGAGTATTTTCCAAACCGGTATGCCGGTGTTGTCTAGATACGGAACAGTCAACGCTACCCGCGAAATGGGCCGCATGATGAAGGTGTGGCAACAGTTTGGCGCATACAAAGACAACAAAGATGGCACTAAGTCTTGGGTTGCGCCTTCTGTTGAACATTCAAAAGCATTGACCCCAGAAGAACGCAAAGCGGTTCGTGAAATGTTGGCCCGCGATGTAACGACGTCTACGTATGCTAACGCAGTCTTTGATTACAAAAAGACCCCCACCGAAAACTTGTCGTCCCCAATTGCGAGCTTTGGTAAGTCCACCGTGGACATGCTTGTACTTGGCGGCTTGATGCACTCAACTGAGCGCCTCTCTCGTGAAATGATGTTCATGTCTTCTTTCAGGTTGAACCGTCAAGCGGGCAAAACCTTTGAACAGTCTATTGAGCAGGCAACATACGACACCAATGAAGCCCTTGGCAACTATGGTGACTACAACCGACCCGGATTCATGCGCAGTTTGCCGGGCAAGGTATTGACTCAATTCATGATGTATCCGCTGCACGTGACTTTGTTCCTGCTAAAGAACTTCAAAGAGATGGCTGTCCCAATGGACGGGCGCACCCGTGCTGAAGCCGCTAAAAAATTCTTTGGCACTATGGGTACTTCATTTATTCTTGCTGGCGCTGTTGGCCTTCCCATGTTCAGCGTAGTCATGGGCTTGCTTGGTTGGGCTTGGGAAGAAATGAAGGATGACGACTGGCCAGAAGACATGAAGTCTATGAACTTTCAGTTGTGGTTCCGTACTATTTGGCTTGAGGAACAACTTGGCGGCGTAAAAATCGGCGGTAAAAAATTGTCGGAAGTTGTAGAACGTGGGGTTGCAAACGCTTTGACTGGTCTTGATATTTCAGGTCGCACCGGCCTTAACAATCTGTGGATACGTGAAAGCAAAGAAACAAAAGGGATTAAAGACGAGATTATAAATCTTGCCATAGAAAAAGCTGGCCCCGGTATAAACATGCTTCTGTCTTTGGCTGAGGGTATCGAAGCGTTTTATCATGGCGACATCAACAAAGGTGTGCAAAAAACTTTTCCTGCTGGGTTCCGCAACTTTATGACTGCTTACGATTTATTCACTGAAGGCGCAAAAGACAACAAGGGCGTAAAAATCTTGTCTAAAGATGCGTTCAGCACAGGTGAGTTAATTGGGCAGGCTGTCGGTTTCCGTTCTGATCTGCTGGCCAACACACAGTATGTGAATTTCAAAGTAATTGGTTTGAAACAAAGGATTGTCAATGAGCGCGATACGTTAACCGATGAAATTGAAAAACAATTCCGTAATAAAAATTTTAAGGAATTCAATAAACTTATCAACAAAGACGTAGTTAAGTTCAACAAGCGTTTCCCCACGTTTGAAATTACGGATGAAAACATCTTGGATTCAATTGAACAACGCGCCGAGTCACGTGCGGAATCATGGCGCGGCGTTACTCTTACCGATAAGGACGCGGGACTGTTTACCAAAGCCCTCAAACCTTCCCGTCAAGCCGCTAAAGAAGCAGAGAAAGCTGGCCGAAAATAAAAAACCCCCGCACTCAGGCGGGGGTAAAAGGAGAGGCAACGAAAGGAGCTAACTTTCAGACGTGAGTTTAACTCAGGTGCGCCAAATCCGCAGTCCTTTCACCCCATCCACGATCACTACTTTTGTAACAATAGATATTTTCAACCTTTTTGTTACAGCGGCCAGCGTTCTTCGCGCCTCGGCGTGGTCAATACAGGGTACAAATACAGACTGGCCGACTCGAAACTTGCTCCAATCAAGCTGATAAGAGATTGTCTCGATTTTCATCAATGCCCAATATCACGTCAATGCGTAGGAACTCAGACTTCGATGCGTCAAACTTCAAGGTACGTATCGGCGGGGACACAATCTTCATACCCTTGGACATACGCTTGTTACAAGGCTCCGTATATACCTCAAGGTCGCCCAACTGTTTGAGCAGGCTTTTGTAATTGACCTGCTGCTTGACGCAAAACTCTTTGAACTGTTTGGCTGCAACGTAAACGTGTTGTGTATCTGGTTCGTAGCGTACCAGCAACTCAAACTTCGGTTCCTGAATTGGTAATGCCGACAAGGTACTTCGAGCATCCACCTCCCCATTGACCACCAAAGTGTGGTTTGCATGGCTGGTCAGGAACTCACCAAGTGTGAGAATCGGAGTTGACTGCGGGGGCTTCACATCGTGGCGCATCTCACCCAGCATTGCTTTGAGCCAATCGTAGACCGCGCCCATATCAAAGTCGTGCAGACCAAGGTGACGAGCGATCAAACCACCGGCAATGTTACAAGCGGCTGTGGCCGACCAAAAGCGTTCCCGTGCGGTGAACTGGACTTCCCTATCCAGTCGGGCCTGAACCTTCTTGACCAGATCAACGGCTTCTTCTAGGTTGTTCACCAGCCACGTAAGGTAGATTTCCCCAGCATGGCCGTAGTTGTTGTTCAGTTGGTGGTCAAACATCTCCTTGCCCTTGGCCACGCCAATCAAGTCGTTCGGCTCTATCTTGTACTCAAGTAACCGCACTGATTCACCGTCCGGGCTGTTCTTCAATGCGGTCAATTTCTCGTAGAAGCTGGCGTTGGCTGAACACAGGGTCATGTTCTGCCATGATGTGTTGTTGACCCGCAGGGCGTTGACCTGTGACATTGACCTGTTCTTGCCTCGGCCATGACTGATGCCGTACGCCAAGTCTGAGAAGTCCTTGGGTAGCATGTTGGTGATCTCGTCGATTGTGTTGGGCAGGTTGTTCATCACACCCAGTTGTTGCATCTTGGCGTTGAGTGTGTCTTTCTCAATCGACATGAGTTCGTACGGCATTCCGTACACGCTGTTGCACATGCGTAGGATGGTTGATTTTCCTGATCCGGCAAATTCGTAGATCACGTTGATGATTGCGCCCTTGAGTCCGGTGAACTTCATCAGGGGTGAACCAAACGCTGTCAGTGCCCCAAACGCATGTGGCTCCATGCCCTTCATTGCGTACAGGTTGAACACCTCTTTCCATTTCTCCATGTCGCCTTTGGTGTGAACCTTCTCGGCAAAGAATTCAGTTGTTGATGACGGTGGGCTGTAAAACGTACCGTCCTTGGTAATCTCCTTGTCGCCCATAATGAACTTGCTGTCGTTCTCGACCCATCCAAATTGTGTTCTCATTGTTTCTGCCTTCTTTGTGTACTGCAAATTTTTTACTGATGTAACGACATACGTTGCAAGGTTGTCGTACTGCTTGTGGTGTGCCATCACACCCTGTTGCGCAAGTTGTTTGCGTAGCTCGTCTTTCGATGAGATTGCCGCTGTTGTGACCGAAAACTCCTTCACGCCATCGTGCGGCAGGTGAAGTCTGAACAGTGCTATCTCCCCAAGCTCTTTGTCTCTCATCCGCTTGACTACATACAGGTCGTGCTCATAGACCATCTTCGGCGCGGCTTCTTCATCCTCTTCGGCGGGGCGCACATACACACCGCCCTTCTTACCCCTGAAAAACGGAAACGGATATTCAGGTATTTGATATTTAATTTCTCCTTTGTCGGTTTCAACCACGACTTCGTTGTCGGCTTCTTCCGCCGCTTCTATTTCTATTCCTAACACGATAGGTGAAGTGATCTTGCCTTTGTGGGGACAGCCATCACACCCACCGGGGTTTCGCTCTTCAAATGTTGTGCAGTGGTGAGGCCCTCCGCGCTTGCGAATGTTCCTAAGTTTGTTGTCCACCTCGGCGGGGTCGTACTCGGGGTGCTGGTCGGACATCTTGTGCGCCGCTTTGTCCCCATCTACGCAGAAAGCTGGAATCGACAACGCTGACATCCACAGTGGCTCGTCAACATCGGCTTGGTTTGTGAAGCAGTAGTTGAGTTGCGCACAGCCGTTCTCGGCCTTGAGCATGATGTTCTTGAACTTCTTGACCTTGTTGGCCATCAGTGCTTCCATCATTGGACTCATTGACGCAGGTACGAAGTCGGGCTTTTCTTCTTCCGGTTTAGGCTCAGGTGCGCCCAACAACTTGCGCATTTCCTCGGCGGGTATCCTTGCTGAGTTCTCGTTCCAAATCTCCACAGGCTTGGGGTTGCTGGGGTCTTTGAAATTGAACGAGTTCATCGGGCGCAGGACACGCGACGCTTCAAACACTCTTTCATCAACAATCAGGCCGTGCTCTTTGCACAGTTGTTTAAGCCGCTTGGCCAACGGTTCCCATTCTTTGCGGGATAGCGTTTCTTCAAGTAGCCAGTAAGCGTGAATGCCGTTACCGGAATTCACCAAGATTGGTTGGGGTAAACCGACTGCTTTGCAAAACTTTTTGAACTCGGCCAGTCCTATGTACTGGTCAAGGTAGCCTTCAATAATCCCCTTGGCATTTGGTACGCCCTTGGTCGGGCCGCAATCAATGTCTATCCACACTGAGCGGAAGTACTTGGCGTTGTCGTGTGTGCGGTCGTCTGCCTCACCAAACTTAGCGCAACCAAAATAGGCATCGACCTTGTCACGAACAAACTCTTGGATTATTTCTTCAGCTTCTTCTCTGGTATCTGCAAATCTCTGATCGGGAAACCGCCCTATACCAATCACGCAGTACCGTCCCTCCGTTGGGAGTACGGTGTCAAGCAGATCAAATGTGGACATCGTTATTTGCGCTTTTTGTGCCGTGCCATGAAACGCTCTATCTGTTCAGAGTAGGCGGGAGACGGGGCGAACTCACCCCAGAACCAGTTGTAAACCGTCATGCGGCTCACACCAAGTTCTTTCGCTACTGATGTAGCTGTAATCTCCCTGTCTATACAGAAGCGGCCCAAGGCTACGCCCAAAGATTCAGTGTCGGCCTTTGCGTTGGCGTCAACTAACTTTTGGCTGTAACCATAGGACATGCGTCATTCCTCGTCTGTTGACCAAGCCGCCGCGACAGAGGCGAGGCTCTTCTTGGCAGTCGGTGTAACTTCAGCGGCTTTCTTGGACTCGCGCTTCTTTGGTGCTTCCTCAGCTTCAGCTTCGGCTCGTGCAGCAGCAAGTGCCTTGGCATCTTCCTTCTCAAAGGCTTCACCCAAAGGTTTAGGTGCTTCTAACTTGGGCGCACGGCCTGACGCATCAGCTTGGTACGGTGTCATGGTGACCATCTTCTGTGTCTCAGGCAAACCAGCGGCCTTGCTTGTCACTGCGTACTGCTCTTTGTTGATGAAGCGCACAGGTGTGAACAGGATGGACTGGTTGTCGTTGTCTTCGTTGAAGCTCAACTGTGTAACGACGTAGTCCAAGCTCTTGCCGTTGTTGGCCAAGTACTTGGTGTAGCTCTCAAACGGATGGGTGTTGTCACCGACGCTGTCACCAAACAAAGACTTGGATGCCAAGTTCATTTGATACACAGAACCTTCGAGTGAAGTGCCAAAGTCCTCTACCAAAGTCACAGCGATGCGACGTGAGTAGCGGCAAGCCTTGGAGTTACCCATGCCTGAACCCTTGATGTTTTGCTCGCATGAATCACAACGATCAGACTGTTTGTTAGTTGAACCAACATCAGGCACATTGCCATCATTAGAGAAACAATCGGGCGCACTTGGCTCGGCTTCAGGAGTCCACTGCTTAGCGTAAAAGATACGGCCAACTTTGGGAGAAGCGTTGACAACAACAACTTCCAAGTCGCCCTTGACTTTACCCATCTCTTCACCGCCAACCACTTTACGGAAGATTCCGTTCTTTGGGACGATACGTTTAACGCCAGTGCGACCAGCGAGGTTTTTTGTAAGCTCACTGACACCAGCGGTTTGCAGGAAGTCGGGGAGGTCTTGGTTTAACAAAGTAATGTTGCTCATTTTTCAGTTTTCCTTAGAACGTCTAACAACCACGGTGTATTCGCTTTCTACGTTCAAGCCCATAGGAAGCAAGTCGGGATTCTCGGAAAGAAACTCTTTCATGTGTGTCTGATGAAGTCTCTTTTCCAGCAGGCCATACGCATCGTTGTCTTTGATGAAACGATACATAGAATCCCAATCGTTCGTCCAATACCGTGACTTTATTGAACGGATGATCGTGCCAGCTTTTGTGCGAATGCTGTCAGCATTCATTGTTTTGCATGTCTCAAGCATCTCAGTTTCAAGCAATGCCATCTGCGCTTCTAGATCGGCGCATTGCTGTTTGTAGTCTGCTGTGAGTTTGTCCTTGGCGTCGCGTATCTTGATGTAGATAGCGGCAAGTTTGTCGAGTGGTAAGGATGAAGTGGTGACTTCGTCCTGAACTTCTAATGCGTCCATAGTTAGCTCCATTTGTTTGGGGGTTCAGTTTATCACAGAACTTGACATTGTCAAGTACCTTCAGAAATTATTTCTTGTCGGTACAGGTCAATGATTTGGTTGTGATTACTCACGTTGCCTCGCAAGAGGCCGTACATCTTTGTCTCTATTGGACTGCCATTTATATGCACAACTGTCATTGGGTTGACTTGACCGGGGCGGTCAATTCGTGCGTTGGCTTGGAGGTATGTTTCTACGCTGGTACAGGGAGCGTACCAGATGATAGTGTCGGCGGCAGTTAGGGTTAATCCGTGGGAGGCCGCTTGTGGTTGGATGATGAGAACTTTGGGTTCAGGGTTAGCTTGAAAGCGCTGAACAATGTCTGACCGCTTGTTAACACTCACTTCGCCGTTGATGACTTCACACGTTATTTTGTGCTTGGTCAGGTAGTCTTTAAGCAGTGCGATGGTATGTGTAAAGGGTACGAATATCAGCACCTTGTTACTGCTCTCATCGATCACTTCACGTACCACACTCATGCGGTTGGACACATCAAAGTCAATCACTTCACCAGTGTCGGTGTAGATTGAACCACATGCAATTTGCAACAGCTTGCTGACCTTCACGGCGGCGTTCACCGCAGAGATTTCTTCGCCGTCTGCTTCGATCAACATCTGTGACTTCAACAACTTGTAGAAGCCCATCTGCTGTGTTGTCATCGGTGCATCACGATCAACGTATGTCATCGGAGGCAAGTCAATGCACTGACGCTTCTCAAACCGAATGGCGGGTTGGAGTGCCTTGTGAACAATGTGCTTGGCCTCGGGGCGAGGTATCCATCTGAACTCACTGATCTTGTACATCACTTGATCTCTGAACTGCCCATAGAACATTGGGATGCCGTGTGGGTTAATCAGCTTTGCCAATCCGTAAGCATCCACAGGCGACTGTGCGGCTGGCGTTCCGGTCAACATCCACAGACCCTTTATAACTTTTGTTAGGTCGCGCAGGTCTTTCCAACGATCTGTCTGAGCATTCTTATACGCTGACGCTTCATCAACCACAATCAAATCGAACCCGCCCTTGAGCAGTTCACTTTTAACGATTCCAACACCATCAAAATTGATAACGACAAACTCTGATCCCGCATTGATGATCTCCTTGCGCTTCTTGGAAGAGCCATGCGCTACAGATACCGTGCGGTGTATTGCGAACTTAAACAAGTCAACTTGCCACGCCGACTTCATGATCGACAGTGGGCAGATCACTAACACACGCTTTATTACACCTAACTTCATCAAATAATCTACTGCCCAAATCACTGATGCTGTCTTGCCTGTACCTTGCTCGTTGAAACAAAACGACTTGGGGTTGTTGACGAGAAACTCTGATGTTGTCTTCTGATGCTCGAATGGAGTGAACCCCGGTGGACGAGGCCACTCATACGCTGATATGTTCATTTTTTTGGCTTGTTGGTTTTGACCGTATGGTCTGAGTTGCGAGTGAACGAGCGATTGGCGCTCGGGCTTTTGAGTTTAAGATTTCCTTTAGCATTTGTTCCCCCTTTGGACAATGGAACCACGTGGTCGATGTCCTTTCCAGTACGGTCAATGCCCTTTTTGTCCATCTCGTTTCTTGCACGTTGTCTATCCATCCTGTCTTCATGCTCGCCTCGGTCAACTTGTTGCTTGTATTCTTTTTTATATGGTCTTGGTTTGTTTACGTAGGGCATCTTTAACTCCTGTTGTATTCACATTCTTTAATTGAGCAGAACTTGCACAGTGGGCCACTGATTGGATTCCACACCCCATTTTCCAACGCCGCCTCAATTCGTGCAACATCTTTTGCTGGCTGCTCCAAATATTTTGGCATCATTTTTCGGTAGTGCGTAGCTTGTACGAACTCCTTACTTACAGTGAATATCAAGGCTGATTTCACTTTCATGATCTTTGGGAACTTGGCAAAAAGGCCAGCAGCCACAAGATCGAGTTGCTTGGTATCCGCATACCGCGCACTCTTGCTCGTCTTGTAGTCCACTGAGTGCGCCAACTGTTTCGCCTCGTTGATGACTACCAAATCGGCTATACCATGCCACCATACATTCGTCGCGTGAAAATCGCAGGATTCCAAATTCTTCGTCAAGCCCAATTTCACTTCGCATAGTTTCTCTCCATCAATCTGCTTCAGTACATCTAACGTGTCTTGCATGTAATCAAACGCTGGCGGGATTGGTTTGTCATCCCGAATGTATTCCTCGGCCACAGTGTGTGCCGTCTTGCCGTACAGCGTTGCCGTTGTGTCAGGTTCAACAACGTCCTTGGCTATCTTGGTGTGATAGTACTTCTTGGGGCACTGCTGAAATGTTTTCAGGCTACTGAACGACCAGACGATACTCATTTGTTTTCCTTAGTGTGGGGTAGCGGTTGCTACGTAATCAGCTTTTTTATCATATTCTGGTGAATGCACTTCGTTAAATATGCAAGCGCCGCCATCAAAGCGCACTGTACCTCCACGATAGGTGTAAACCCATTTCGGTATCGTAGTGCCCTGAGTAATGAAGTCAAACCCTTTTGCAGTGAGTTTCCATTCGCCGTCTTCTTTTGTCGGAGAAACTAAACCCCAGTAACGTAGTTTTTGAAAGTTTGTCCATTGCGTTCTGGTTAGCTTGAGACTACGTAGACTAATTGGGCCACCACCTGCGGCAAACAATTCATACAACCCATGCGCCAACCCTTTATTAAAAGTATGGCGGTACTCCACCATCTTTGCCTCGCAATGAGGGCATCTTTTAGCAATCCCCATAACTTCTCCCATACCCTGCTTCGCAGTTCAACGGTAACTCGGATGCCCACGACGGGCGTATGCGCATACACAACTCAACGTACTCCTTAGCTGTTTCAGCCTCGGCCTCGGGTGCAATACAAGCCACGGCGTCATGCACTGTCATGACCACGCGGTACTTCTTGGCCACCATCAACATCTGCTCACCTATCACGATACGTGCAAGTGCTTGGCATACGTTCTCAATCACCTTGCCGCCATAGATTCGGTTGGGGATGATTGCCTTGCCCTTCTTGGTGTCATACACAAACTGGGGTTTGCCGTTTTCTTCCATCTCCACCCAACGCAAGTTGGGGTACTTCAAGCGCAGACCATTGGGCAGTAGGATGCCCTGTGACCCATCTACCTTAAGTATGTCGCCACGCCCAAACGCCGTCGTTTGCTCGCCGATAATCGCAGGGAGGACATTCGCCGCAGACTTCCACAGTGCAGTAATTTTCGGGTAAGTATTTCTATACGTATTGATGATGCGCCCCGCCTCTTCAAGCGTGACTTCAACACCAAAATTTTTAAGTTGCGCCTTAAACTTCGCCGCGCCCATGCCGTAGCCTGCGCCAAGAATCGTCGTCTTACCGACAAACCTCTCGTCTTTGGTAATCTCTTCGACAGCCTTGCCATAGATAGCAGATGCCATGATTCTGTATACATCCTCGCCCCTTTCAAATGCTTCAACCAAATCATCTTGACCCGCTAACCATGCCAGCGTACGTGCTTCGATCTGCGATGAGTCTGAGTCAATCATCACGTAACCAAATGGTGCGGTGATGGCGTATTTCAAAGGTGACAGGCGTTGCAGGTTCTGCAAGTTGATCTTATCGTCACCACCCCACCGTCCGGTGTGGGCGGCGTAGTAGCGCAAGGGAACTGGCATTGGGCCTCGGGAGGCGATGCCGATGAACCGCTCGCTTCGCGTCTCTTCAATGGTTGACTTCGTTCCCAACCGGGCCGCAACTACTGCTTGTACCTGCATATCTGGATGCTCCAACAGGGCCTTGAACTCCTCATCGTTCTTAGCAAAGGCATAGGTCTGCTTGCCAGTGGTTGGGCTTTTCTTCATAGGCGGCTCAACACCAAGAGACACGAGCAGGTCGGCAAACTGCGGGTTGCTCATCAGGGTGTCTTTGTCGAAGCGGTCAAGGATAGCGGCCTTGCGTTTTTGCTCTGCGACTAGATGGGCTTGTAATAACTCTTTGTCCAACTGCAACACTGGCTCGGTGAACATACGCACGGTCAGGTCGATCAGGCGCAACTCGGATGCGGGGAACCCTTGACTCATGCACCCATACAAGTCCCACGTCAGTTCCACATCGTTCTTGCAGTAGCTTCCGTAGTCGGCCAACTCTTCTTTGGTAAAGTTCTTGCGGAAGTAATTGATGTAATGCTTGACCTGTTCGCCCTTGACCCCAATATTGTAGTGCTGTGCCAGCACCGCAAGGCTTCCACCCACTTGCGTACCATGAAGCGCACGTGCCATGCTCAGCGTGTCAAGCCAACCCTTGGGGGTGATGCCGAACTGCCAATTCAGAATCGCCCCATCGAACACTGCGTTGTGGGCTAAGGCAATGGAGTTCTTCCAGTCGTACTTGTTCAGGAAGCTGTACAGCTTTTGGTGTGTACCGCTGAACCACTCCGGCTCGCCATCGTTTACCTGTACTGCAACACCGATAACTTCAAAGCGCTTGTCCCGAATGTATTCCTCAGTGGTCTGCTTGGCAAACCCAAGGTCGCCGCCATAGGCAGTCTCAAAGTCAATCGTGATGATGTTCATTTAAAGAAGCTTGGTGATGTGGTTGCTTCTTTTATTCTTTTAATGTCCTGTTCGCTCAGGGTTTCTTTACCAAGTATCAAAGAAGTTGTAGGGTTGTTGTACCCAACAGTCGCGCCCTCTGCTTTAATTTGCGCCATACCAAACCCAGTGCCACCGCTACTTATTTGCGGGGATGTGTAATAACCCTCTTTGATTTGATTCTCCATGTTGTCCTTCAGCAATTCACGCATGACCTTCTCGTCAAACTCTTTGCGTCGTACTTCTTTCAAGCCTTCGTGCAATGCGCCCTTCTCAGGCTCGGTCAACACATCACGGAAATTGGAAGAGAACATGAACCGCCATTTGTCGGCTTCACCATAGAACTCATTGGGGTTGGATTCCATACGCCCTACCAGCGCACGTACACCTGCGGATAATTCAGCCATCGTTAGCTCCTTCATTGTTTCATCAGTTGAATAAGTTGTTCGAGATATTCGAGTTGCTCTTCGGCAATGACAGCGGCTGTGCCACCGCATTCTTTTATCTCTCGAATGTTTTTGTCTTGCAATGCTGTGGTCGTACCTTTACCTGCCTTGGCTTCAATCGCAAGGAAGTGTCCGTTGACACAACAAAGAAAGTCGGGGACTCCTGAACTGCCGTAGCCAGTGCCAATTGGCATGGCGAAATAGACGCTGTGGTCTTTCAGGATTTTTTTGATCTTGGCCTTGACCTTGGCCTCGGGTGTTGCCGCCATTACACCCACTCCACAAAGGTATTGCCTTTGTGTTGAATTATGGCTAACCTAAAAAATCCTTGTAGCTCCGGACTTGCGTCACCATAATCGTAGTGGCAGTGTTCGCACTGAAACTCAATAATTATTCCGTTCCTGCGGTCACTAGGGTTGCATGTATCTGCGGACGGAAACCTTGAAACTTGTGCTTCGTGTTCTGACTGGGCTATAACAGTTGTTAGCTTGTCGTCTTCACTGCGTTCAAATATTGTTGTATTGCGATGGTGCAAATAATTTTCACTGCACTGAGGACACCTCAATATATCGCCATCAAAAGCTACGGATGAATTTCCAAAAGTTGCCATGCTCTAACTCCTCAATTTGTTTTCGAGCGGCGATAATATCACACAGCTTGACTTTGTCAAGTACCGACGAAAAAAAAAACCACCCGTAGGTGGTTAGGACTTACCCTAACAATTTGTTAGGCAGGGGGTTGGCAGATTACGTGCCCCCGATCACGTTGCAAGTTGGATGAAGTTAAAGTACTCCAAGAGGGAACTTCACCCAAAGAGACACCGTCACATCTGCCAGCTAGGTCGTCCCCCAATCAATTTCCCCCCTCTTGTTTTTTAAGCCTGTGCGATTGCTCGGTCAATGTACCACTTGGCTTTTTCCAAGTCTTGCAGTCGGTTGCCTTTGTGGTCGGAACGGCTGATGTACTTCACGGCGTTGCCTAAGTGATACCCCAGTTTCTTCGCTTCAATGAAGTCGATGGTCTCGATTCCACCTACTTTGTAATGAGCAGGATGGTTCACCGGGTCGGGTTGTGGTTCAATCATTGTGATTGATGGTAATGGTGTGTTGCTTGAAGTCATTTCAAGGAGTTGCCATTTCCGACGTTTTTCCATCTCTTTCTTGCACATGTACGCAATCTGATACGTGGTCTTGAACTTCTTGGCTACCTCGCTAGGTGTAGCTGTTGGGTTCTTGGTGTAGTGCTCACGCATCAGTGCGGCGCGGGTGGGTTTGGTTGTTTTCTTAGTTGCCATTGTTAGCTCCTTGCTGTTGGCTGTTTACATACTCGGTAAGAATTTCACGGATTTTGGCTTGCTTTGAATACGGATGGTTGGTGTTGAAGTAGTCCATCACCTCCCTCGATAGTCGCAAGCTCGTATTGAAAAGGGTTGGCTTCTTACTCGGGCCTCGTCCTTTTCGTTTTATAGTTTCTTCAGTCATCTCGTTTTCCTTTGTCCCTAATTTGTTGCAAAAGTTTTCTAAGCCATTTGCCAGAACCTAACTTTACGTATTCCTCATACTCACTTTGTGTTAGGCGAACGCCAATGGTCTTACCGCTTTTGGTTAGTTCACTCTTGGGTCTTGGCATTTGTGGTTTTCCCCCGCTATCTTGGTTGTAAAAATAAGGTAGCAGTTGTTACACCGCCATACAAGACCCTCTTGCATGACAGTCCTGCGCTCACCATGTGCGCCGCGCACTTTACCAAAAAATGTTTTGATTGCTTCAAGCATTGCTCTTCTCCACTTGTTTGCATACCTCTTTGTATGTATCGGCGTACATGTTTGCCAACTCATCGGCGGGTACACCTGCCTTGTAACCTGCGTCAGCCACTGCCATGATTGCTCGATGGAACTTCACTCTCTCCGCTTCAGGTAGTGCTTTGAGATATTCTTGAAATGTCATGTCCTACTCCAATCTGTGTATCCACGAATTTTCATGCTTGCTGTCTCATGGATTGCATCCCACCAAAAGCGAGCGCCGTCTTCTGTTACAACGAACCGCCATAGCGTCCCATAGTCATCGGTCGTGTACCAAACATTTCGTGTCGTAAGTCTGCCGTTGATGTCGTGTACCTCAAGCACTGTTCTTCTCTTTGAGTTTGGCTTCAATAGCATTTGCAAAGTCAACCCAAAACGAATCTATTCTTGAAGTTGCATTATGTAAGTTGGAGTAAACAAAACTTTGCTCATCCCTTGTCAGCCCTACCCACTCACGTTTAAATGATCGGTCTAATAAATGAAGATTGTCTAATTCGCTGGTTTCCTCGCATTTCGGACAGCGCATCATCGCTGATGTTTTCATGCTTGTTGCTCCTTCCATCGTTTACACATACGTTTCACCGTTTCACTTTGGTGTTTGTTGCTCTTCCTCAAACAGATTTCACTTTGCTGTCGCTCTTGGGCTTTCTGTTTAAATGTTTTTTCCACTGGTGGCGTTGGTTCGGGGAACAAGCCATTCCACCCCACTGTGCCTAGTACAGCACTGAGAATGAGTCGGTCAATCATGCTTGCTCTCCTCTTGCTCTGATGGCTCTTTCAACAAGAACTTTTGTACTGCCATAACAAAATTCATCACACACCTTTGCACAGGCTTCTCTTTCCTTGGCTTCGGCTTTGGCGGCTACAAGGTTGGCAAAGGCTTCAAGTTCTGGGTATGGCGTGTTTTCAAACGTACCGCTTCCATATTCGTGAGCGTGTTCATCAAGAATATGGATTAGCCCAGCCTCTCTTGCCATCTCAATGATTTCATCTTGTGTCATGTGTAGTCCCCTTCTTCCGTATGCTCAGTCAGTCTTGCCATCAGCCGTGCAATGCGCTGTTCGTTGTATTGAATAGCCGCATTCGCATACTCAGCCGCAGTCTCAGCTTCCAGCTTGCGCAGGTGTGCTTCACGCAGTTCATTGGCAATGACTTCGTGAATAGTCCTAGCCCTCATCACTTCTTTGATGTATTTAATTGTTGTTGATCTAAAACTCATAGCTTCTCCTTAAATTTGGCTTCAAGCATCTCAACAAAAACATCATCAGGGTTGCGTGGCATCCACACAGCACCCACTTTTACTTGCCTAACACGTTCCGACGCCACAGCGTTGTAGCGTGAAATAATTTCAGCTTCCGGTAGGTCTACCCCAAGCCTCTGAGCAAACTCCAAAAGTGGGAGATAGTTAATGCGCTCATGGTCGATGCTTGCCCACGCATCTCTTGCTTCTTGTGTCATTTCTTCTCCTTGATGGTTTCCGTCAAAATATCAAACCATTCCTCTGTGGTCTTGCCTTTACCCATACCTTCCAAGGGCTTGATGGCGGGGCGCAGTTCTTTAATGAGTTGCAGGATTACCTCAAGTCCGTCTTTAACCCCTCGGTCATAGCTGTCGGCGATGAGCTTGGTCAATTCTTCTTTCATTCTTCTCTCCCTCTCTCCTTCATCATTGCGTCTGCCGTCTTGTATGCGGCGAGTGCAGTGTCCTTGATGTCCATGTCTTGTCGCCAATCAGGGTCTGATAGCAATGCTTGCATAGCCCTTGCCGCAAAGTAGTCCCTCATCGTGATGCCTGAGTCGTCCCGCAAATGCGGGTTTGGAAATGCTTTCTCGTTGTTCATTTCTTCATCTCCCTTATGTAAATTGCAAACGAACTGATGGTGTCTTGTCCAAAACCTGTCAGCTTCTCAATGGCTACTGCCACTTCTTCGATAACACCATTGCGTAGCTCGTCATAGAACTCTTGCTGTGTCTTGGCTTTCAGTTGTGCAACATCGCTCTCCAGTCGGTCTAGCTGTTGCTTTACTAACTCTTGTTTAACCTTGCTCTCTCGTTCAGTGTCGTTGAACTCAGTCATAACTCTTTCTCCAGTCGTTGCAAAACTTCTTGCTTCGTCAGTGTGCTACCCCATGTTGTTCCATCGGGGTGATGTCGCAAGGCAGGCCACCACACTTCGTATGGGTTATCAGGATAGGGGCTGTGTCCTTTGTAAGCCAACTTCCACCCACCATCAACGGATTCAATTTTGAACTCAGTCATCACGCCCTCCGTTCTGTATGTGAAAGATTGCCCATATGAAAACAGCACCAGCAACCAAAGTTACCAAGCCGCCCAACAAAAACAATGCAACCCAAGTTAATACATCCCATAACATTTGTTATATCTCCTCTACGATCAACACGAACGTCTCATCATTCACTCTGCAACCTGTGTCCGATACGAACTGCTCGGCTTGCACTAGCTTCAACATACCCAACTTGCCACGCATCCAGTCGGGGAGCGTATTATCATCAAACAAGTCCACTTTGTCACCTATCTTGACTAGGTATTTACCACCATCTTTGATGACAAGCGCGGTCTTATGCGCTTCGAACTCAGCCTTAGCTTTCTCGATAGTCATCATCTCATCGGCTAGGCGTTTGTCTTCCTCCATAGCCATCATGATTTTGTTGCGCTCATGCTCTGCACCTGTTTTGATATGCTCAAGGAACAAAGGAAAGCCAGTTCCCATGATGAACGTATGCGCGGCAGTCTTGATAGTGCTCTCGGCAGAATACTTCTCGCGTTCTTTCAGCCGCTTCTGATGAGACATAACTTTCTCCGCATTCTCCATAGCCTTCTCGATACGCTCGTTGGGCTTGAGTTTGAAGAACATCTTCTTGGCTTTGAGCACGGCCTTGTCTGCATCTACTGTGCTATACCCACCACTACGCTCTCGTGTCTTGGCAATCCGTTTATTGCTGATATAGATTACCTCGCTACTCCCCTTACGTTCGCGGGAAATCTTGCCTAGCTCTTCGCCATGCTCAAGTACGCTGAATGATGTAAGCGCGAGTCTGTTGCCACCGCCATACCCCCAACTATTAGCGATGAATCTCCACAATGGGTTCAGTGTGGCCAGACGCTGAATCACTGGGTCTATTGTGCTATTCACAAATACCTCATGGGTGTCGCCCCTGTTCTTACGCTCAACAAGTTCGGCCTGCAAGTCTGCGCTTAGTTCTACGTTGCTCAGTTCTAATGTGTTCATGCTCTGCTCCTAACAATTGTTATTACCACTCGAAACGCTTGAGGATGTCGTCCACCTTGGACTTCAACTCGTTACGTGAATCTGCATGTTCTTTGATGTCCTCAATGTCAGCAGTCACCATCGCCAACTCCAACTGTCTACGTGCCTCTTCCAACTTGGGGTCGTTGGTCACGTTCAGCTTGGTCAGTAGTCCACACAACTCAATGGGGTTAGAGATAAGTGTGTCGTGGTAACGCTTCTTGCCGTCGCCATCCACATCTGTCAGCTTCGCAGAGATACCCACCAACATCTCATGTAGTTGTTTCCACGGCTCACGCATAGCATCGGCCAACTTGCGATCTTGCTGTGACACGAACTCGCTGCGCATCTCCTCTAAGTCGTACGCAGGAATGTCTAAGCGAAAGTCGCCCGCCTCGGGCACAGGTTTAACTGTGCGCTTGAACCCGAACTTCAGCTTCACATCCTCAAGGTCGGGGTAGTCCTCGGCTTTGTACATACTGCCTAGGTTAGTAGGTGCTTCCACCACAAGACGCGGGTACTCAATGAAGAAGTTGTCGCACATCATGTTGAATGTCTGCTCGAACCCATTCATGGTCTGCTTGTAGTCCATGAACAACGCAGTCGGTAACATGCGCTCACCCTTGTCTGCCCACGGCAGTGTGTGCCGGTTGTGATACAGACGGATACGTGCGGCAAAGTCTGATATGTCTTTGCGTAGTGAAGTACCTGCAAACAGATTCTTCTTGGTCTGACTCGCACCACGAACCGCAGACGCATCGCTGTTCACCTTGTCGGTGATCTCCCTGTCCAACTTGGACGCAGGCCATACGCTGATATTCAATTCCACTAACAACGCTGATGAACTAATACTCATTTTGATTCTCCTGTGATTTCTTCAAAGTCTAAAATTTCACTCTCACCATCTGAACTACGCATGTGAAACTCGTTATACATAATCTCTCGCGCTTGGTCTTCGTTCTCCGCTTCGACGGTTCTCTCTTGGTAGTACCTGAATACCACCGTTCCTCTAAATGTTTTCATGGTTGCTCCTAACATTTGTTATGTTCAGTCTTTGATGTGGATGGTCTTGCCGTTGTCAGCTTCGCCATCAAAGTAGTCACCGACAATGCACCACAGCGTAGGTGCAGTCCACTCACTGCCCCAGTCATCGCCCACGCAACCATCGGTCAGGATGATGACGCACTCGGGCTTGATGTTGTTCGCCTTGAGATACTCTGACACGCAGGTCGGGCTTGTACCACCACCACCCTTGGGTCGTGTTGATGCAATGATGTTGGCGGCTTCACCATCACCATACGTCTCATGCCCCACCACATCGCTACCCCAGTACAGCAAGTCCACACACGCAGGGTTTACTTCTTCTGCGATACCCTTAACCTCGGACAAGAACTCGGACAACTCTTCGTCACCCACCGAACCCGATGTGTCAACCGCGATAACCAAGTGGCCTACCTTCTCACCGATCAGTGTGGGCATGTAAACGCCTGTGGATAAGAACCTACGATTAACCCTGCGCCATGACGATGCGTCCTTGGAATTGCAGATTGATTTGACAAAGTCACGCAGGACTTCACGCCAGTTGACCTTCGGCTCCATCAGGTCGGCAAGCTCTCGGTCTGAACCATCTGCTCCAGTACCCGCCAACTTATGACGTGCCATCATGCCTTGGCGTATGGCTTGGTCAATCTCGCGCTCAAGCTCACGCTTCTCCTCGTCGGTCATGTCTTTCGCACCACCCCAGTCGTGCTCGTCGAACCCATCTCCGTCGCCATCACCATCGCCCCCGTCGCCATCCTCTTTCTCCTGCTTGAGTATGTCGAACACTTGCTTGGTGTTCATGCCACGGAATCGCTCGTCGATCAAGCCCATCGGTTGACCCGCCATCTTGTGCCCCTTGGGGTAGCGCGGCATTGCAATGAGTGACTCGGTTGGATCGAGGTCTCGGAGCATCAGGTTAATCACGTAGTCACAAGCCTGATTTGCCAGCTTGTGGTTCTCGTCATGCAACTTCTTCCATGTGGTCAAGTGTCGATACATCTTGTGCGATGCCTCGTGTGCAATCAAGAACCCAAGCTCTTGGTCACGCAACTCACTCACGAACTTGCGTCCGTACTTCTCATCACGTCCATTGGTACATGCGGTCGGGAGGTTATCCACTACGCTAGTACGCCCAACCATCAACACGCCAGACAGTAGCGCAAACTTTGGGTTGCGCATCAACATAATCTTGGCCTTCTGAACCTTGCGTTCTTCTAACATTTTGTTAGCTCCTCTTCGTTTAACATGTCACACACTTTTCTACACACGTTCTCTTCCTTGTGTTTGAACAAGGTAGGCCACGAACCACTGCGTGTATCTCTCACGCAGTAGCCCAACACTCGGGTGATGTGGTTGTTGTCATCGAACTCAGTTATCCACTGCACGATGTACCTCTTGTTCACAGCAGGTCTTGGTTCTTGGCTACCCAATTACTGAACGCCTTGGAACTGAACGCAATCGCTTGCTTGTCCTTGGCCTTGGCAATGTTGATAGCAAACACAGCTTGCCACTCGGCATCGAATCGCTCAAGGTATTCCATGAACGGTGTAATCGTGTCCTTGGTGATACGTGAGATCGCGCCAAACACCACAATCGCACAAGCCCCCGGACTTGTCGGTACTTTCGTAGTCTTAGGGTTGTCGATAGTCGCCTCCCATGTTGGCAGTTGGTCAGCGAACTCGATGTACGCCTGCATGTCCCGCGCACCACTCTCACCCAACGCACCAGTCAACGCCGCAATCACAGCATCGGGGTCGTTGAACTTACGTGACCGCACGATGTTGCTTGCAGTTGCCAAAGAACGTGGAGACACGAACGCCTTCTGTGGTTTCTTCGGGTTGAAGATGTAGGGGTTGTCGCCATGCCCATCGGTGTAGCTCGCCAATACATGAGGGAATCGGCTCACCCATGCACATACTTCAGGCTCGATACCCTTGGGGATAGCCCACTCCAACCACTGCTCAGCGTCCGGCTTGGCAATCGTTATGGGTACTAAGCGATTCGCACTATGCTGTTTCAGCGAGTCCCCAACACCGTCGGTCGTCAAGTTGCCGGTCAGGAACACAATGGTGTCCTTGTCCAATGGGATGTCACCGAGTCGCGGGTTCGCCTTCTCGAACATGGGGTGAAGCATGTTCTTCACAGGGTCAGCACCCTTGGTGTACTCGTCGAGCATGATGACCACAGGCTTGTGCTCGTGAATCTTGAACCGAGCGTTGGGGTAGTAGCGTGTGGTCTTGGTTTCGTGGTCGATCACCGGCATTGCAATGTCGCCCAAGTCCATATTGGGTACGTCAATATACGCATGGTCATAACCCAAGTTACCTGCCACCTGCTCTAGTAGGGAGGACTTCCCAATGCCCGGCTCGCCTTGTAACAAGAAGATGGTTTCGGGGTTGGTACGGATAAGCGTCGCCGCTTGCTTCAAAGTCACAGACTTACCAAATTTAACTTCTGACATTTCTAACTCTCCTGATGTGCCTAACATTTGTTATGTTTCGGCGGTTGAAAAAAACATTTCTCGCTTGCAACCTATATTATACCACAAAGTTATGGTATTGTCAAGTTCTTAGCCTTGGTTTGCCTTGAACTCCTCGAACTCGGCAACCAACTTGTCTCTCACGTCCTTGCGCTCAAGCATTACCCGAACGAACAGGTCGGACGCGCGAGCTTCCTGTCTGTATCTAAGTGCGTACCCAGTAGCGAGTACGCCCCAGCAAAACAGTGCAATCTCTGTCAATGAAAATTCAATCATGTGTTTTCTCCTTTGTATAACATTTGTTATTCCCACCCCATCATCCAATGCTCATAGATGCCGCTCGACACCTTGCCCATCGGTAACTGATAGCGCACCAATACCTGATGTGCGTACAGCATGAACAGTACATCATCAAGCAAGGGTACGATATGCTTTGACCGCACATTGACCTCATCGGTGCGTATGTCCATACTATCGCTGTCCACCTTGGCAATCAACACCAATGCCGCTTTGTAGAAGTTCGTGTGCTTGCCATCCTCGGGTTGGTCGGGACGAATCAAATACTCGAACGCCTTGGCTGATGCCTCGTACTGCTCGGCTCTGACATTAGTCCAGTTCAAATGTTGCTTGCCACGCTTGTCCATGAACGCATACTCACGTATGTGCACCATTCTCTCGAACACAGACTTGAACTCGCTTTGTTCGACGTGGATTCCATCGTACGTGCGTGGATTCCATGTGGATTCCGTGATGGATTCCGAGCGTAGGTTCACGAACCCCTTCAGGTACTTGTAGAACTCACCGTACTTGGTTCTAACATTTGTTACCTCCTTGCGGTTGAGCTTCCATCCCCATTGCGCGGTCGGATTGAGGACATGCCAGTTCCCATCCTCCAAGCGCAGACGCAACTTCTCCTTGTCGGCAATGGTGTACTTCTGCCCACTGATTGTCAGCACGGTCGTGCGCCTTGCACCATTCGCACTGATACCGAGCACCCAACTAATGAATTGGTGCGTGGATACTGAGTTGTACCCATCAATGAATATCACCACGTCGCCATCGGGCATGAATGTAATGACCGGAGTCTTGTACAAGACCAACTCAATCGCGTCCCCATTCTTGCGTATGTGGTACGTATCAGCATCCCGTCGGTTACCCAATGGGCGAATCTCTATGGCTCGCCCACGCAGGGGCTTGATTGAGTCGTGTATCTTCAGTGCCTCTTGGTAGTACAGCACTCTCGGTACATTCTTAATTGTTCCGTATCCCATCACACACCTCCAATTGTTTTGTATGCCTTGATTTTCTTGAGCGATGGATTGGTCAGCTTGAACCTCTCCTTCGCCAGCTTCATGTTGTTTGCCACGATACTCTCGGCAACCCAGTTGCTGAATCTACTGCACCATCCTGTTACGTAGTATCTACCTAACATTTTGTTAGCTCCCTTGGTTTGACCGCAATCTTGTACCCCAACGCTTGGATGCGCTGGATGTCAGGCGGTAGCAGTGTCTTAGTACCTGCAATGTCTGCAAATATCTGGGCTGTTTCGCATACGGGGTACACCTTGGGCTGTCCGTACACGTCCTTGATTTCAATGGTTACTGTTCTGTCTAACATTTTGTTAGTCCTCCATTTCAAAGTAGTCGTAGTCACGCTCAGCACCAGCGTGGCGTTCAACTCTCAACAAGCTCATTGCCTCCGTGATACAGCAGTGGGTGTCTTCCAAGTACGATGCTTGGTACTCGGCAGGGTTGTGCAGATAGCGGCGTAGGTCTAACTCCACCGCAACCAGCAACTTCATGGCTTTCTCGTAGTCGTGCTCAGTCATGGTTTGTCTCCTGTTCGTTGATAAACCCGCTCACGCTGAGCATCCCCGCTTGCATGGCTTCACTTACATTCAATACTGACCCATCGGCGAATACCACCGATATGCCCTCACCAAAATCATCCACGTAATCAATACGTGCGACAGTCCTGCCTACAAAGATTTGAAACATTTCATTGCTCTCGTGCATTTCTAACATTTGTTATTCCCCCACAGTTACATAGTCGGGTGCGTCTTCTCGTTCAAGTACAAGCACATCATTTCGTTTTGTCATTAGTGCTATGTAGGTTTTCACCCCATCTACAAGAACATTAAAGTGCTCGTCACTCATGTGCTCATCAAGGTTGTTCAATGTGGCAACAAGCGCCAAGTCACCATCGTCACGCATAAATCCAATTGATACTGTCTTCATGTTCTCAACTCCTTTTGGTTAGTCTGCTTCAATGTTGTGGGTGCTTGGGTAGGGGTAACGTATTGATAATTACCCTTGCCATATTCTTGAACAATGCACCACGAACTGCGTTCTTCCCTTGCGGCTTCCTCACCGCAGAATAGGCAGACTTGGTAGCCCAGTGCCCAGCGTTCGATATGTACATCGTCACCGCAGTTGCGGCATTCTCTCCATTGACTGTCTAACATTTTGTTAGCCTTCCGTTGTTTCGTTGAGTGGTTTCTCTACGTAGTTGAGTGCCTCGGTCAGCAAGTGGCCAAAGTACACACCGCCCACGATGAGGCAGGTTTTGTGGATGTACCCTTCGCCATCCCATCCGAAATAGATGAATGCGCAGGATATGAAAGAGCCGAGGATATAAAGCATTGGTGTCATGGCTCAGTCCCCCTTGGTTGTGTTGATACGCTCAAGTTCTTCGGCGATGGTATTGAGTACCACGTGAAGTGCAGTAGTGACAGCGGCAGGGTTGTCGGATGCCTTGGCGATGTCGTAGGCGTAAGTGATGGATTCCTTGATTGAGTCGCGGGTTGCGAACAATGGGCTGTATAAGCCCGATGCAAGGGATTGGATTTCTTTGTTCATATCTGACCTTTCGTTGTTTCTAACAAATGTTATATTTTGGACTTGCTGATTGGGCTTGGTTTGTTTTTTCCCAACCAGCTTATATTATACCACAAAGTTATGGTATTGTCAAGTTTTTCGGGCATGGCTCAGTTGTACAGGTTCTCAAAGTATTGAGAGAGGATTGTGGTGTCCTCAAAGTTATTTGTCGTGGCTTGCAGTTGGTCAGCGTCATGGTCTTGAAACCACAGGTTGTCGCCTGTGATGTTGCAGAACACTTCGTATCCCCAACCGTTGCCGTGGCTCACGATGGTGTACTTGCCGCAGTCGGTGTCGAACTCGTTTGTAATCATGGTTTACCTTTCGTTGTTTGTAACAAATGTTATGCTTCTTCGCAGTTGAGAATGAACTTGTCATCGAGATATTCTTCAGTGATGTAGAAGTAAATATCAGGAGTCTCACAGTCGGGGTACTCAAGCATGAATTCGTTTATTGCCCTTCTCTGAGCAATTCGAGCATTGATTTCGGTTGTGTACACACCGACTATGTCTAGCCAACCTTTGGTGTTCGTCAATATCCATACGCTATCCATCTTCTGACCTTTCTAACAAATGTTATATTTTCGGGGTTTGGCAGGGCTGTTTTCGTTTTTTCCCAACCAGCTTATATTATACCACAAAGTTAAAGAGTTGTCAAGTTTTTAGATGGCGTGTTGTTACATAAAGAGCGTTATGGAAATGTGGAATGTTATGAGTTTTTTTGGTTTTTATAACGGAAAACGTAACGCAAGGAATTCAAGCAGGGCGCGGGTTTGCGGAGAGTTTTATGTGTAATGTTATAATGTAATGGTTTTTAAGAAAGAGAGAGTCCTAGGAACTTGACATTGTCAAGGTGCGGATATGTGTGATGTTATGCACTTGCTGGGTTGCTCAACTTGGCAGGGTTTCATACTACTGCGGTAACATTGTAACATATAACAAAGCTTATGAATCAATGACTTGCGTGTGATACGATATAACATTACCCTTTGAAACATAACATTTGTTACGCTCAGGGCTACCCCCGCGCAGAGAACTGGTCTAGTTAAGGGTTTGTACCTATTAACAAACCGAGAAATTGGGTGATACACTGCGTGCAGTGTATCAGTTTAGCTAAGGCTACCCCCGCACAGAGAACTGGCATTCGAAAAAAATTCGGGGAAAAATAAAAGCTGGTCATAACAATTGTTATGACGAGCGGGCGCAAAAAAGCCCGCATAAAGCGGGCTGTGGATAAGTTGGTAAGGGTTATAACAAATGTTATAAACAGGGCAGGGTTTCCCCTGCCCTATTCGATTAGCCTAGTTGGTCGATGTCACCACCTAAGATAGCATATGCAGTCATCAGTTCACCTTTGACCTCAGAGGCTTTGCACTCTGTACCGGCCTCTTCAGCTTTGAATATCCGATTGATAAGGGTCTTCAATTCGGCTAAGGTTTTCGCGTCAACATCCTGCTCACCACCTGATACCTTGTTACCGGCAGTCACATAACCGGATGCCTCTTTCACCCGTTGCCAGTAAACCGTGATTGTGGCGTCACCGAATCCCTCAGCTTTGAACGCTTCAACGAATAACTTGCGTTCGTCATTGATACCGGCTTTCAGCTTACCTTTCAACTCGTACCACTTAGATGTAACGTTGCCCTCATTGTCGATAAGGTCGAACGCTGAGCATAAGCCGTTAGCATAAGCCTTCAACACTTGACCCGTCTTTTTGGCCGACTTGACTAAGTCAGTACGCAATTCGTACAGGGGAATTACAGGGGCAATGCCGACTTGAGTAACGATAGCTTGATTCACTTGATTCAATGTAGTCATTTTCTAACCTTTCAAAGTTTACTAACAAGGGATATAACTTATGTTATATATGCAACCGATTCTTCGTTTGCATGACTATATTATACCACGAAATAATGGGGAACTCAACTCTAGCGTAAAAAATAAATCTATGTATACGGGGACGGCCTAACAATTGTTAGATAGGGTTTACCCTAACACCCCACCACCCCAAAATACTCAATAGGGGAGGTACACTACATACACTGTGTGCAGCACACCCGATACCAACATCCATACTTTTTATAACGGTGTGGTATATTTTCCCAATTCTGTACTTCAAAATTAAAATCCAAAACGAGCCTTTTCCATCTTTTTGGACTCTTTGGACTGTGGTACTTTTTCCCGAATCTGTACTTCAATACACGGTACCCGGCGAAACGTACCTTTGTTACATACACCCCCCTCCCCCCATTTCGTTTTTCCAATTACGAGTCTCGACCCGTTTTTCAAAACACCCCCCGTTACTTTTTATTTTGCCCAACCCCCCACCCCTATATATTTTTTCTGTTACAGTCGGGCCACTCCCATTCACGTGGTGCTTATGATTCAACTTGAACCTACGTCAGAACATCCTGTTCCTTTCGATCTGTCGGATGAGCAACCAAAAACTCATGCTGATAGCGTAGCTATCGCTGTAAATACAGTTGACCTTATAAATGGTCTTGGCCCGAGCATCGACTTCAACAATGAAGACCTGCACAAAGCTGCTGATCTCATAACAGGCACAGCCAAACCCAACGCACCCAAGACACTTTCAAAGTCTGCTGAAGCAGCCGCAGCCCACCATCTGATAAAGGAATTTGATTTCCAAGCGTTCTCAGATGCGATGCAAGCCAGAAACTTCATCACGAATAAGCTGATTAAGTTGGCTGACAACGGCGACCCAAAGATTGAACTGAAAGCTCTTGAGCTTCTGGGCAAGCACTCGGACATTGGCCTGTTCACCGAACGCAGCGAGATCACCGTCCACCACACAACTTCTGCGTCACTTGAGAACTCTATTAAAGAGAGAGTAAAACGCTTACTCAATACAGAAGTGTCAGACATCACACCGCTGGACGACTTGGATGCGCAGTTGGGGAAACCAGCACAAACACCCAAAACACCGGATGAATTACAGGAAGAATTACTTATTGCCGGTTTAGAAACGGAAGACCAAATCCCGGAAACCGAGGTACAAGATAATGAGTGACATCTCCCTCAAGGACATCGAAGCTCTGATCCACTCGGGGAAGTTGAGCGAGACGGACTTACGGGTACTAGAGGCTCAGCTAACTAAATTGGAGAAGCTCAAAGATCGTGAGCTTGCGCAGACTCGGTTCATAAAATTCGTGGAAAAGGTCTGGCCAACCTTCATTTCGGGCAGACACCACAAGAGAATGGCCGAAGCGTTTGAAAGGGTAGCAAATGGAACGTGCAAAAGACTCATCATCAACATGCCTCCTCGACATACTAAGTCCGAGTTTGCTTCTTATCTACTTCCTGCTTGGTTCTTGGGCAGGTTTCCTCATAAAAAGGTGATCCAAGCGTCCCATACGGCTGAATTGGCGGTGGGATTTGGTCGAAAAGTGCGAAATTTGGTGGATTCTGAGGTTTACCACGACATTTTCCCCGAGCTAAGCCTGCAAAGTGACTCAAAAGCGGCTGGCCGGTGGAACACCAGCAAGGGCGGTGACTATTTTGCGATTGGTGTGGGTGGTGCGGTGACCGGTAAGGGCGCGGACGTGCTGATTATTGACGATCCACACTCAGAACAAGAGGCGGCGATGGCCGCAAGCAACCCAGAAGTGTACGACAAAGTTATAGAATGGTACACATCAGGGCCACGGCAGCGTTTGCAGCCGGGCGGGTCGATTGTGATCGTGATGACACGCTGGTCTCAGCGAGATTTGACTGGTCAGGTGTTGAAAGCTGCGGCTCAACGCTCTGGCGAAGACTGGGAAGTGATTGAGTTCCCGGCCATATTGCCATCTGGCAACCCCCTTTGGCCAGAATTTTGGTCGATGGAGGAGTTGGAAGCGCTCAGAAACGAGTTGCCAAACGCCAAATGGCAAGCGCAGTACCAGCAAAACCCAGTGGGCAACGAGTCAGCTATTGTCAAGCGCGACTGGTGGAAGATATGGGAAGAAGACCGCCCACCAGTCTGTGAATACATCCTCCAGACATGGGACACGGCGTTTGAGAAAAACAACCGGGCTGACTATTCTGCTGGTACGACGTGGGGCATATTCAAGAACGACGAAGACTACGGCAACTCAAACATCATCCTGCTCAACACATATAAAAAGCGGGTGGAGTACCCAGACTTGAAGCGCGACGTGCTCAAAGAGTACCACGAGTTTGAACCGGATGGGGTGCTTATAGAGAAGAAGGCGTCAGGAGCGCCGTTGATCTATGACCTACGAGCAATGGGCATACCTGTGCAGGAGTTCACGCCGGGTAAAGGCCAAGACAAAGTTGCCCGTCTCAACGCAGTCTCAGACATAATCGCGTCTGGGAAAGTATGGGTGCCAAACACTAGGTGGGCTGAAGAATTGGTTGACGAAATCGCAGAATTCCCATCAGGCGAACACGATGACTTGGTGGACGCAACAACTCTGGCACTCATGAGATTTAGACAAGGTGGGTTCTTACGCTTACCAAGCGATGAGCCTGAAGACATTCAGTATTTTAAAAGTCGCCGCGCTGAGCGGTACTACACAGTGTAAGGACACAAAATGGCAACAAGTTCAATGGACAAAAGTCTGTATCAAGCCCCTATGGGTCTCTCTAATTTGGCCGAACAGCCCGACATGGAGATCGAGATTGAAGACCCTGAGTCAATAAGTATTGGCATGGGCGACATCGAGATTGACCTCAAACCCCGCAAAGAAACATCAGAAGACTTTGATGCCAACCTCGCCGAATACATGGACGAGGGAGACTTAGATGCGCTAGGTAATGACTTGGTCGAGGACTTTGGCAAAGACGTGATGGATCGCAAAGATTGGATCAAAACCTATGTCGATGGCTTGAAGTTGTTGGGCTTGCAGTACGAGGAACGAACAGAACCTTGGCAGGGCGCTTGTGGTGTGTTCCACCCCATGTTGACCGAGTCAGTTGTACGGTTTCAGAGTGAAGCAATGATGGAGACGTTCCCAGCGATGGGGCCTGTCAAGACGCAGATAGTTGGCGCTGTTGACTTGCTGCGTGAAGAAGCCGCTGCTCGCGTGCGCGAGGACATGAACTACCAGCTAACTGAGGTGATGGTCGAGTACCGCCCAGAACACGAGAAGATGTTGTGGTCGCTCCCACTGGCGGGTTCAGCGTTCAAGAAGGTGTACTACGACCCAAGCAAAGGTCGCCAAGTTGCTGTGTTCATTCCAGCCGAGGACATCGTCGTGCCGTATGGCGCGAGCAATCTGGAGTCAGCAGAGCGTGTTACCCATGTGATGCGCAAGACTGAGAATGAGGTCAAGAAGTTGCAGGAAGCTGGCTTCTATATCGACGTGGACTTGGGCGAACCCACGCATGAGTTGGACGACATCGAGAAGCAGAAGGCTGAAGAGCAGGGAATGTCAGCCTTGAATGATGATCGCTTCCGGTTCCTTGAGATGCACGTTGACTTAGACTTAGCTGGGTTTGAGCACACTGATAAGAAAGGTAAGGAGACAGGGATAGCACTGCCTTACGTAGTGACTATTGAGAAGGGGACGCGCAAAGTTTTAGCTATCAGAAGGAATTGGTACGAAGATGATGAACTCCACACCAAACGACAGCACTTCGTCCACTACCAATACATCCCCGGTTTTGGCTTCTATGGTTACGGTCTTATTCACCTTATCGGCGGGTACGCGAAATCGGCGACGATGCTCATCCGTCAACTCGTGGATGCAGGAACACTCTCGAACTTACCCGGTGGCCTCAAGTCTCGCGGTCTCCGCATCAAAGGTGACGATACACCTATCCAGCCCGGAGAGTTTCGAGACGTAGACGTCCCAAGTGGTTCAATCAGGGACAACATCCTCCCCCTGCCATACAAAGAGCCAAGTCAGGTTCTGTTTGGCCTGTTCCAGAACATAGTTCAAGAAGGCCGTGCGTTTGCATCAAGCGGCGACATGAACGTGTCTGATATGAGTACGAATGCTCCTGTGGGAACCACATTAGCCCTACTCGAAAGAACCCTCAAGGTGATGACGGCTGTTCAAGCCCGTCTGCACTACACCATGAAGCAAGAGTTCCGCCTACTCAAAAGCATCATCGCTGACTATACCCCCGAGGAGTATGACTATGAGCCAGAAGACGCAGGTCGTAAGGCCAAGAAATCGGACTATGACAGCACAGATGTTATACCTGTCAGTGATCCAAATGCAGCAACGATGGCACAAAAGATTGTGCAGTATCAAGCTGTTCTTCAGTTGGCTCAGTCTGCACCACAACTCTATAACTTACCTCTGTTGCATCGCCAGATGATTGAGGTGCTGGGCATCAAGAACGCCAGCAAGTTAGTGCCGGTGGAAGATGACCAAGTGCCAACCGACCCAGTGCAGGAGAACCAGAACCTCCTCATCATGAAGCCAGTCAAGGCGTTCATCGAGCAGAACCACGAGGCGCACATCCAAGCGCACATGGCGGCGATTCAGAACCCAAAGATTGTGCAGTTAATGCAGATGAACCCGCAAGCTCAAGCGATCATGGCAGCAGCTATGGCGCACATCAACGAGCACATTGCGTTCGAGTATCGCAAGCAAGTGGAGATGGCCATTGGTATGCCGTTGCCAAACGAGGAGCAGAACAAGCAGGTTCCTCCAGAGTTGGCCGATCAGATTGCCATGATGACTGCACAAGCGTCACAACAGTTAACTCAGCAAGCCCAGCAACAAGCGCAAAACCAGCAGAACCAGCAGAAGATGCAGGATCCGATTGTTCAGATGCAGATGCAAGAACTACAGCTTAAACAGCAAGACTTACAGCTTAAACAGCAGAAACAAGCGATGGACGCTGCTGCCAAGGCTGACCAGTTGGAGATTGAGAAGTCTCGCATTGATGCACAGATGCAGATCGCAGCTATGCAGGTGGGAGCGCAAGCTGCTGCCAAGCGGGATCAACTCAACAAACAACAAGAGACTGAAGGCGTGCGTATGGGTATCGACGCTGCCAAGCACAAAGCACAAATGGCAATGCAGATGGCACAAAGATCCTCACAAAACAGGCAGCAGCCCAACAAACCAAAGAAGGACGATAAATGAACTCGCAAGCGCTTACATATCTCCTCAAAGAAATTGACAAGTTACGCGAGGATCAGGCCATTTTTTTAAGTGGCGGTGGCGCTAAGGATTTCGCCGAGTATCGGCACGTTTGCGGAGTTATTCGGGGTCTAACTCATGCAGATCAAATTGTCAAAGACCTTGCGAAAAAACTGGAGTATTCCGATGACTGAATTTGATGTCGCTGCGGTAGATTTATCTGGCATTCTCAACACGAGTGCAGAGGATAAAGCGAAACAGTTGCCTGATCCCAAAACCTTCCGACTTTTGTGCGTTGTTCCTGAAGCAATGGAAGAGTTTGCAGACAGTGAAATTGGTATTGTTAAATCAAATCAATCCATGCACTATGAAGAAGTACTGACCCCAGTGCTATTTGTAGTAAAGCTAGGCCCTGATGCCTATACAGACACCGCTCGGTTCCCTAGTGGGCCGTCGTGCAAGGAAGGTGACTTTGTCATCGTCCGACCCAATTCAGGCACCCGTCTGAAGATTCATGGCCGTGAATTCCGCATCATCAACGATGACTCGGTTGAAGCAGTTGTGGAAGATCCGCGCGGAATTACCCGTGCTGCATAAGGAGTAACACATGGCAACAAGATTTGACGACACATATGAGTTCCCCGACGAAAAGTTAGAGAAAGCTGCTGCTGAAGATAAGTTTGAGATTGAGATTGAGGACGATACCCCGCCGGAAGATCGTGGCCGAAAGCCCATGAAAGAACCGGTGGAAGACCCGACCGAAGACGAATTGGCCACTTATGACGAGAAAGTTCAAGCTCGTATTAAGAAGTTCACCCGTGGATACCACGACGAACGTAGGGCAAAAGAGCAGGCTTTGCGGGAACGCGAAGCGACTGAAACCTATGCACGGCAGGTCATTGAAGAGAACAAAAAACTTCAACAACAGCTTTCTAGCGGTAGTAAAGTATTCATTGAGCAGTCGCAATCCAGTGCTCAGATTGAACTTGAATCCGCCAAGAAAAAGTACAAGGAAGCATACGAGAACGGGGACGTTGATGCTTTAACAGACGCACAGGCAGATATTGCCGAGGCTATGTTGAAGATAGATAAGACCCGTGGTATGAAGCCTATTGAGGTGGACGAGAAGAACTTTACTTCAGCGCAGCCAGAAGAACCTAACCTTACTCCCCGCACCAGAAAGTGGGTTGATCGCAACAGTGATTGGTGGGGCAAGGACGACGAAATGACAATGACCGCTATGGGTATTGACAGGAAGTTACAGAAAGAGTATGGTGCGGATTATGTAGGTACTGAAGAGTACTTCAAAACCATCGACAAAACGATGCGCAAAAGATTTCCTGAGCACTTTGATAGTGACCAGAGCTATGAGGAAGACGATCCGCCTCCTAAGAAAAGGGCGTCAGAACCGGAAGAGGAGTATGAAGATACCCCACGCCGTGCAACTAGAAATACTTCGCCTGTAGCACCTGCTACACGGAGTACTCCACCTAATCGTATTCGTTTAAAAGCATCAGAAGCCGCAACTGCGCGTCGCCTTGGGGTGCCCATTGAAGAATATGCTAAACAGGTTGCTTTACTTAGAAAAGGATAAAAAATGGAAAACACTGAAAACACCAAAACTGGAAAACCGCAAATTCGCTTAGATCGTGCGTTGGATAGCCGTCAGGTTACGCAACGACCAACTTCGTGGCGTGCGCCAGAGTCTTTACCTTCTCCAGATGATAGGCCCGGTTGGGCACATCGTTGGATTCGTATTAGCATATTGGGTAGTAGTGATCCATCAAATATTTCATCTAAGTTACGTGAGGGATACGAACCTTGTAAAGAGGAAGATTATCCAGAACTCATGATGCACGCTTCCACTGACGGACGCTTCAAAGGTAATATTGAAATAGGTGGGTTAGTACTTTGCCGTATCCCAGCCGAGTTTATGGATCAACGTGATGCTCACTTTGCAAAAATAAACAAAGCACAAATGGAATCGGTAGATAACACCTACATGAAAGACAACGATCCACGGATGTCAAAATTCGCGGAACGCTCGTCTAAAGTAACATTTGGCACAGGTACATAAACTTTTTAAAAGGAGTCTTAAATGGCTTATCCGGTTATTGATGCCCCTTACGGGCTAAAACCGATCAACTTGATCGGAGGTCAGGTATTTGCGGGTTCAACTCGTGA